CAATAGTACGCTGAACCATGACAGGGATGTAAGGGCAGTAAACGATACCGGTATCATAGTACTCAGGGCCTTTATACCCTAAGAGTGCATAATCAACAGTAGCACGCTGATTGGCGTAGCCAGTTGCTGGATTATTTGCATATGAATCTGTTGTTTGTGCTTCTGTGCGTGTGTCACGATAGATCTGGAAACGGCCACCTACTGCTCCAACCTTGGCGATACCGACAGGTGCTGTGTTAACAGAGCCTGTTACGGGCATCCAGGTGAAGTTAGGAAGTGTTTCAAGGATTGCGCAGATACGTGGTGTAGCGATGATGAAGTTAGCAGCGCCACGACGGTTGCGAATAGCAACGCGATTGGCTTCAACAACAATTCTGTTGTAGAAGTCACGGGCACGCTCACCTGACCAACGGCCGTCAGCTGAGATAGCTGACCATGTTGAATAACCGACGCCAGCGCCAGCATTCAAGCATGTTTGGATCATACGAGCAATCATTTCACGGTCGATCTCGGCTTGAATTTCATATGACATAGCATTTGTTAATTCAGCGTCGATATCGATGCCGTTCATGTTCTTTAGATCTTGTTCAAGTTCAACGGACCACTTAGCTGCGAGACGGCGTGTGCCGGCTTCAACTGCGGTCTTTTCGAACGATACAGTTACTTGTGGGATGTTTGAAGTTAGCTCAAACTGGGAGAGAAGGGCTGCAACACCTGAATCTTCAGGAAGCATATCAAACTGCTGGCCGGGACGGCCAGAGAGAGAAGCTGATGAAGTGCCTGTAAAGGCTGTATTCAAGTAGTTGTAACCAATTTCTTTACCTTGTGAGGTGGCTGTGTTACCACTGATAGGGCCGGCGCTGTTGTTGCCGTCGCCACCATTAGCTGGGTAGCCAAGTGCTGTTGCTTCATACTTGTAGCGCATTGCGAATGCTAAGCCAACAGGCCCAGTCATAGGTTGTACACCCACGATCTCATTTGTGATGAGCTCAGGGAATGTACGACGAATCATTGGGATGAGGACTTTTGGCAAACGTGCATCACCAGTAGCATAACTATCTCTGTTGGGGACAGCGCCACCGAAACCACCATCAGGGTTAAAGGCGTTGCCGCCGAAAACACTGGTACTGGATCCAGCACCACCGAAACCACCACCAGATGTGTTAGATGCTTCAAAACACCATTTTTCTTGGTTCTCAAGAAGGATGGCTGTGTTCAAGCGTGTATGTTCGTTGTCAATTGCTGCAACTTTGTCTGATGTGTAGTCCAATACTGGTGTCCACTTTTCGACTAAAGCTTCAGCTTTCGTTTTATTGATGTGTAGAAGTTCCATAGTTTTATAATTTCTCCTTTATTTAAAAGAATTTTTTTCGACCTTAAATTGAGTATAAAAAGTGACCTTAGTGTCTAAGCTTTAACTTAGAACCGTCGAGCTTTTTCATCTCATTCAGATATCCGCCAACAGGAGATTGATTCTCAACTGGTGGTCTAGAAATTACTTCTTCTACAAGTGATTCTGTTTCAGGGCGGTCAACGGCCTCAACGATCCGTCTTGTGACCTTTTCCTTAGCATCCTCAACTTGTTCGGAAGTTTCTTTCTCGAACATCTCAACTACGTACTGATAGTTCTCTTGAATGTACTCGGGCGACTTGCCTCTGAGTAACTTACTGACATATGCCTTTGTACTTTCAGGCATATCTTTTGTCTTCTCTTCAAGCAAAATTTTGGCTTCTGCATTATTTAACTTTGAGTTAAGTGATGTGTTAGCTTCTAGTGCTTCATTTAATTCCTTCTTTAAGGAATCAATTGTTGTTTTACCGTCAATGAGAGCATCTTTGATCTCACCGTTAATAAATTCTTCGTTAATACCAACAAGCTTGCGAATCTCGTCTAGAACTTTGCGTGAGCGAATATTCTCAACAGCTTCATTGACTTGTTGTGTTGGTACTACTTTTTCAAGATACAGATCCATGTAATTTGAAATCTCATCTACGAGACGAGTTCTGAAGGATTCTGCTTCTTCTGTTAAAGATGTTTCATACTTACCAACAACAGCTTCAAGCTTTGCTGTGTGATCTTCATCGATCTTTGTAAGTACTGCTTTGAGCTTTTGAGCATGATCAAAATCAATTGTCTCTACGAGCTTCTGAAGCTTGCCTGTGTGATCCTTATCAATAGACTCAATTAAGGATTCAAGCTTAGCAGCATGGTCTTCATCAATCTTTGATGTAGCAGCCTCTACTGCAAGTTCTGCTCTTTGATCGGCTTTTTCATTTACTGCTGTTTCGAAAGCTTCGTGTACGGCGGTTAAGGGCTCTTCTGTAATGAGATCTTTGAACTGTTCTTTAAGAATTGATTTGAAGTCCATATTAGTTGTGTATATTTATTTATTCTAAAAAGGTTAATTTTCTTCCTGATTTACGTAATTACGAATTTTATTTTTTAGTTTCGTTTCTACGGCAGCTTCTAAAGCTTGTTGTGCTTCTGAGTAATCCTTGTTGGCTAACTTGCCAATAAAGTTAGTAATTGTTTTTTGTTCTTCGCTCAT